GGTTGATGGCGGACGCATGTCTGGTGACATCAACACCAGTCTTGGCAACTGCATCATCATGGTCGCAATTGTCCAAGGGTATCTCGCGAGTCGGCAGATTCGGGGCAGGCTTGGCAACAACGGTGATGACTGCGCGCTCTTTATTGAGCGGCGGGATTTGCCCAAGATGTCGGGCATCTCCGACTGGTTCCTTGACTTCGGCTTCAAGCTGACCATTGAGGACACAGTCGATGTTTTCGAGCACGTTGGGTTCTGCCAGTGCTATCCCGTCCTTGTAGGCGGCCGATGGCGCATGGTGCGTGACCCCTTCGTTGCCGTGAGCAAAGACTGCGTGTCACTGCTCAGCTGGGGTTCGGAGGAGGAGTTTGCCACCTGGCGAGATGCCATTGGCACCTGCGGCCTTGAGCTCACACGTGGTGTGCCCGTGTGGGAATCGTTCTATCAAGCGCTCAAGAGCGGTGACCGGCAGGGGGGAATGGAGGCTGTCTACCAGTCCGGCATCGGTCACTTGGCTAAAGGGGTTCGTGCTGTCGAGATTGATGACAACGCCCGCCATTCATTTTGGCGCGCTTTTGGCATCACTCCTGACGAGCAGGTCGCCCTGGAGCAATCGTGGCCGAAAGCCGAGTTTCGAGACATGTTGGGCCTGACAAAGTTTACAGACTTTGTCAACCAAGCCCCCCTCCGATGGCTCCACGAAGGAAAAGCAACAAGAAGACTCAAAACACCGCTTACGACGTCTGCACTCGGGGAACCCCCGTACCGCGGCCAGTCGCACTAAGATCCAGTAGGATGGGCAAGGACCAGGTTAACGTGCACTCTCGGTTCGTACAGGCCAACATCTTGACCCTTGGCAACAACCAGCCCAATGCCAGGCAGGTCTTTTGGCTGATCCCAACCGTTTATGGCACTGAGGACCCTGGCTCAGCCATCCTTCGCAACTACCAGCACTACCGCGTCATGAATACCCGCTACACATGGCAACCTTCGTGTGGTTCTACTACGCGTGGGTTTGTGTATATGGCGTATTTTGACAACGCAGAGCTGATGCAGAAGCTCAAGTACAATATCTATAGTGAGGCTACCGTGCTGTCACTTTGCAAGGCCTGTTCTGATGGCGTTAGTGGGCCGGTCTGGATGCCCCTGACATACAGTCCCAGACAGGTGCGGCAATCACGCCGCACGCAGTATACTAGTAACCAGAACCTGCCCGAGTCCACTTGGACCAATGGCGCAGAGGAGTATGCTGTTCGCTCGCAATTTGACTTATCAGTTCAAGGAGTCCTGGTTATCTGCGCTGAGGGTTGCGATGCATCGGACCCCGGCAAGGTGCTAGGCTTCGTTGAGACCGAGTACGACGCGCGTGGATTCGATATGGTCTCAAACGCTATCGCTGGCATTTGAGCAGGCAAGGGCGCTGGCTACCTGAAGCACCTACAGCGGGACGTCACAGCGGGCTGTAACCCGACCCATGCGGTTTCCTCCACAAGGGGCCGTATGTGCTGTGAGTGTCGGTGGTGATGGTAGTCAGTGGCGCTTCGGTCTTGTAGGCTTGGAACACCTGCAGGGGGCTTAACCGGA